GTTTTGAAATGTGGATGATACGAGAAGCCTACAAAAGCGCCGGAGATAAAGGGTATAGATACTTTTTAGGAGCTTTAAACAAACATAAAAAAGAGTATGAACAGAGAATTACAAGATTATTACGAAAACAGATTTGCTATGATGGCTACCTCAGGGTGGCAGGATCTGTTAGAAGATATAGATTTAATGCTTAGTAGTACGGATACTATTAAAGGTATTGATACTGAGCAACAGCTATGGTTCAGAAAGGGAGAAGTCTCTATCATGACCTGGCTAAAGAATTTAAGAGAGTCAAGCAACGAAGTCTATGAGCAGCTTCAGAAAGAGGAAGATAATGCCGAGACGGATGTTTGAGTTTTCATGTAAGAATTCACATATCACTGAGTCCTTCGTCGATGTTGACACAAAAGAAGTTCAGTGTGGTGAGTGTGGCGAGGTAGCTACTCGCATTCTTTCCTCTCCTAGGTTGGGTTTAGATCCAATCAGTGGAGATTTCCCTAGTGCTACTGCACGATGGGCAAAGATGAGAGCTGAGAAGCTGGCATTGGAAAGAAAAACAAAAGCTAATCACGGCTCATAAGTGGACTCTTGACCACCGAGCTATTTTTTAAATATCCTAAAATCGCATTGCGACAGGAGTATATACATGGCTGCTAATTTTATCGAACTGCCCGAAGTAGATGCTAACGAGAAGTACACTGATCCAACACAACAACAAGAAGTAACCCCAGAACCTACTGAAGAAATAGTAGGACAAACTGAAGAGGCTGCTCCAGAAATACCTGAAAAGTATCGTGGTAAAGCTCTTGACGAGATTATCAGGATGCATCAAGAAGCCGAGAAGTTAATCGGACGACAGGCACAAGAGGTTGGTGAAGTACGCAAGTTAGCTGATTCACTTTTAAAGCAACAACTCGAAACGAAGCACGACACACAGCCAAGTAAAGCACAAGAGATTGATTGGTTTGAAGACCCTGAGAAAGCAGTAAAACAGGCTGTAGAAAATAATCCTGTTCTTAAGAAGATGCAAGAGGAGCAAGCTAAACAAGCTCAGCTCGTAGCACTGCAGACAATTGAGAAGGCACATCCTGATTTTGTAAGCGTAGCACAGAGTGATGATTTCCAGCAATGGGTAACATCTTCTAAGATACGTACAAGGTTATACGAACAAGCGTCAGACTATGATGTAGATTCAGCGTTAGAGTTACTAGATACTTACAAGTCTCTACGTAATATCAAACAACAGCAACAAGAAACAGTTAAAGCTGCTGATGAATCTCTTAAGAAAGTAGATGCTGAAACTAGAAGTAAAAACCTTAAAACTGCTGCAGTACAACAAGGTGGTACAGGGGAGTCAACAAGACCTGTTTATCGTCGTGCAGATCTTATTCGCTTAAGAATGCAAGACCCAAACCGATACGAAAGCATGGCAGAAGAAATTCTACAAGCTTACGCAGAAGGTAGGGTTAAATAACTTTAATTTAATTTTAGGAGATTTAAAATGGCAGCAGTAACATACCCAGGTGGGTCAACATCCATCGTTAACAAAACAGCAGCAGACAAGTTTATTCCAGAGATTTGGTCTGACGAAGTAATCGCTGCGTATCAGAAGAACCTAGTATTGGCAAACCTCGTCAACAAAATGACGATGCGTGGTAAGAAGGGCGACACGCTCCATATTCCAAAGCCAACACGTGGTGTAGCAACAGCTAAAGCAGCTAACACTGCAGTTACCATCCAAGCTGACACCGAGACCGAAGTATTAGTTTCGATTGACCAGCACTTTGAGTACTCACGTTTCATTGAGGACATCGTTGAAGTTCAGGCTTTGGCATCACTCCGTCGCTTCTACACAGAAGATGCTGGCTATGCTTTGGCTAAGAAGATTGACGACACCTTGTTCCAATTAGGTAAGTCTTTCGGTAACGGTGACGCTTCTGACTGGACACACAGCACCAGCTATTACATCGACTCTTCTACTGGTTTAACTGCTTACGCAGAAGACACAGTTGTAACTGGCGACGTATTCACTGACGCTGGCTTCCGTGCCTTGATCAAGCTCATGGACGATGCTGATACCCCAATGGATGGTCGTTTCTTTGCAGTACCTCCATCACTCCGTGCTGCTATCATGGGCATCGATCGCTACAATTCTAGCGACTTCGTTGATGGTCGTGGTGTTCAGAACGGCATGATTGGTCAGCTGTATGGTATCGATATCTATGTATCGAGCAACTGCCCAGTTATCGAAACTGACGCTAACAACAGCGTTGGTGGCGATGTTAAAGCAGCTATCTTGGCTCACCGTGATACCATGGTGTTGGCTGAGCAGATGGGTGTTCGTTCACAGACTCAGTACAAGCAAGAGTATCTCTCGACTCTGTATACTGCCGACACGCTGTACGGTGTTAAAGTATTACGTCCAGAGACTGGCTTTGTATTAGCAGTTAACGGCTAAGCAGTAAGTAATCAGGATAGCCTCTTCGGAGGCTGTCTTGTTTTAGTGTATTCATAGAGTGCATTAAAACAAGTCAAGGAGAATAAATGTCGATCTATCGTGGAGCAGGTGGCGCAGGTGATGCCGTCAATGACTCATCTAGCGAAGCATCATTAGTTGCTCAGTTAGTTATAGAAGCCCAAGCTGACGCAGACGCTGCTCAAGCCTCCGCAACTGCTGCTGCAAGTTCAGCTAGTGGTGCATCTTCTTCAGCAAGTGCAGCAAGTACTTCAGCAAGTAATGCTGCAACATCTGCAACCAATGCTAGTAACTCAGCTTCTTCAGCATCTACTTCGGCAACTAACGCATCTAACTCTGCTACTGCAGCTCAGACTGCAGAGACTGCTGCTGAACTAGCAGAGACTAACGCAGAGACTGCAGAGACTAATGCAGAAACTGCTGCAACCAATGCAGCCTCTAGTGCTTCTGCAGCTAGCACCTCAGCAACTAACGCTTCTAATAGCGCATCTTCAGCATCTACTTCAGCCACTAACGCAAGCAACTCAGCTACGGCTGCTTCTACAAGTGCATCCAATGCTTCTACGTCAGCAACTAACGCTGCATCGTCTGCTTCAGCGGCTTCAACATCTGCAAGCAATGCCAACACATCAGCAACAAACGCAGCAGCTTCTGCTTCTAGTGCTTCAACATCAGCTACAACAGCTACTACTCAAGCAGGTATAGCGACAACACAAGCATCTAATGCTTCTACCTCAGCAAGCAACGCAGCTACATCAGAAACCAATGCAGCAGCTAGTGCATCTACAGCAACCACACAAGCCACTAACGCAAGCAACAGTGCAAGTAGTGCATCGACCTCAGCTACTAATGCTAGTAACTCTGCTTCCTCTGCAAGCACATCAGCAACCAATGCAGCAAACTCTGCTACTGCTGCTGCTGCGTCTGCTGCATCCATTAATCCTGCCAGCATTGTTATTACTGGTGGCTCTATTAACGGAACTACCATTGGCGCTACTACAGCCTCTACAGGTGCGTTCTCTACATTAGCCTACACAGGCACATTAACTGGCGGTACAGGAATAGTTAATCTAGGCTCGGGACAGTTTTATAAAGATGCTAGTGGTAATGTCGGTATTGGCACTACTACTTTAAGCGGAAAATTAGCCATTGCTGGCTCGGGAAACCAAGCTATAAATGTACAAAGAACGGATGCCTCTACAACTGGTGCTAAAGCTTCGTTTGTTGGATATGATTCATCTGCTAATGCTGTAGCAGCAATGGATTATGTGGCTGATGGTGCAGATGATTCTTCATATATTCGTTGGAGAACAAGACCTACTGGCGGTTCGTTAGCAGAGCGTATGCGTATAGATACAAGTGGTAATGTAGGTATTGGCTTAACTCCCACATCTAGAAACAATACTCGCTTACAAATCGTAGACGGCATCGGTTTCCCAGCCACTCAGGTAGCTTCATCTGACGCAAACACACTAGATGATTATGAAGAAGGTACTTGGACTCCTACTATTTCTTTTACTACGCCAGGCGATCTTTCAGTATCTTACTCTGCCCAAACAGGTCTGTATACAAAGATAGGCAGAATGGTATTTATTACCTTTAATATTACCGCTACTCCAACTTTTACTACTGCCAGTGGTTCACTAACAATTAGCACTGCGCCTTTTGCATCAACTGGAGCTAGTTATATTGGAGCTATGCATTTTTCTAACTTCCTATTTACTGTTGGTTACACTATGCTTAATCCAAGATTAGGTGCGGTTTCTTCTACTGTTATTGACTTAGTACAATCAGGTAGTGGTTTAGGGCCAGCAGCAATTACTACTACAAATATGGTTTCAGGTACTGCGTATATTATGCGTGGTACATTAGCTTATCAAACTACAACTTAATTAGCATGGATTTGTTAATCAGAAAAGGAGATTTAAAATGGCTTTAACTAAACAAGTATCTGTAGACCAAATTACGGTAATAAAAGATGGAACTGTGTTAGTCCGTGAGGTAACAACAATTATGGAAGATGGTAACGAACTATCTAAACAATACCATCGCACTTCTTTTGCCCCTAAAAGTGATTTAACTAGCGTACCAGCTAATGTTGCAGCTATTTGCAACTTGATTTGGACACCTGAAGTTATTGCTGCTTATAAAGCGCAGTTAGAAGCCAATAACCCTGTAGCGGAGTAAATTATGGCCGACATTGATCCTATAGAATATGGAAAATTAGTTAATTCCGTTGAAAACTTAGAGCGTAAAGTAGATTCACTAGAAGTAGACATCAAGAAGTTAGTGGCTATGGCAGAGCGTAGTAAAGGTTCTCTGTGGGCTTTGATGGGTGTTGCCTCAGTTGCTGGTGCGTTCATCAGCTATGTTTCAGAGATGGTGTTTAGAAAGTAAACCATGAGAGAACTCACAGTAGGTAAGAACCTAACAGCTGGTTCATCTAATACGGTGTATACCATCCCTAAAGGATGTAAAGGTATTGCTACTCTATTAATGATTTCTAATGCTGGTGGCAGTTCTAAGAGTATTACTGCTTCTTGGTACGACGCTAGTACTACTACTTCTGTAACAATTGTTGGTGGTAAATCGGTTGGGGCTGGTGACTATTTAATGTTTGACCAAGGTCGTATGGTTATGGACGAGTTTGATGAATTACGAATTACCCCAGAATCAGGATCTACTTTCTCAGTTATCTTTACAGTTGAGCTTGTACAATCCACAGCCTATCAGAACGGAAGCTAATCATGCCATTGAAATCAGGTTCATCACAGAAGACTATCTCTACTAACATCCGTAAAGAGATGAAGGCAGGTAAGCCACAGAAACAAGCAATTGCAATAGCCCTATCAAAAGCAGGACAATCTAAACCAAAGAAAAGGAAATAATATGCCAATGGTCAAAGACAAGAAGTTCCCCTATACAACTAAGGGTAAGAAACAAGCTAAGTCGTACGCTCAGAAGACTGGAGCAAAGATGACTACTCCTAAAGCTAAACCAGCTAAGAAGATGGGTATGAGTCGTGGCTACTAAACCGGGTTTGTATGCTAATATCGCCGCTAAACGCCGTCGTATCAAGGCGGGTTCCGGCGAGAAGATGCGTAAGGTAGGCAGCAAAGGCGCACCTTCGGCGCAGGACTTCAAAGAATCTGCTAAAACAGCTAAGAAGAAGAAATAATGGTAAAGAAGGTATATCAAGACCCAAAAGGTGGTTTAAACGCCAAAGGAAGGGCTTATTTCAAGCGAACTGAAGGGGCTGACCTCAAGCCCCCAGTTTCTGCTAAACAGGCTGCAAAGTCCCCTAAAGCGGCTGGAAGACGTAAGAGCTTCTGTGCAAGGATGGAAGGCGTTAAAGGTCCGATGAAGGACGAGAAAGGCAGACCTACTCGTAAAGCCTTAGCATTAAAGAAGTGGGATTGTTAAGATTTTACTTGACAAACCCATCAAACTATGATAGGATAGCACATGGCTTCAATGAACTATATTCA